TTAGTTCACTTCTTTTTCTAACCTTTCAGTTGACATATTCCATTCTCCTCCCTTTTCTAAAGTTAAAATTAAATATGTTTTTTTACTAGATGGTATTATTAAATACATTATAGATATCCAAATCAAACCATTTACAATTTAAATAAACCTTCCCTTAACTTCTTTACAAAAAAATTTAAGAGGTGAATACATTGAATGAACCATCAACTAGGGATAAAACAAAAAGTAATTTATTATTTTTTGGGCCCTCAGCATTAGCTATGCTGCTTCTTTCACTAAGTTCCTATGTGAATAATGAAAAAAACCTTATGATACTATTTTTAGTACTTTGTATTATAAATATAATTTTAACATGGCGTTGTTATAAGAAAACGAAAAAACATGACTGATTTGAAGTCATGTTTTTTCGTTTGTAAAATTGATTAACTCCTCGAACTTCCACCAATTGGTAAAATCCAATTTACAATCATACCACCAACTCTCCACATATTTAACCCCCCTTTCTTTTCTAAATATTTTTCATTTTAATATCCCGGAAAATTAAAATTACTTAGAGTTAAATGTTAACAAAAAATTAGTACGATCTAACTATTAGTTTTTCCCTTTTTTAAATGTAGCACGGCGTTGTTTATCTCCCTATTTAATTACATAAGCATATATAACTAAGTCTTGTTTATTTCCTTCAAAATCATCAATTCGAGTAATTCCGTAATCAGTACCCCTAAAGCGTACTTTCATAGTTGTATCAATATCATTACGCCATCTAATTTTGAAGATAGCTTCTACTTTGTATTTAATGGCAGCTGCTCCGTAAAATTCATTAGCTGAAGCCTGTCGATAATATGCCCAAATGTTTTTACCGCTGGGTAACGGTCCCCATTCCGGAATCCGTTGTCCCATATCATCTTCTGTCCATGTTGCTGTTATGATTGTTATTTTCTTATCCTTTTTTTGAGTTGTGACCATGTATATTTCTCCTTTCCTATAAGGCTCTTAAAAATTCCTCATAATGCTCAAATAAACCAACATAAGCATCTAACATGCTTGCCGTTCCATCTATTCGCATCTTAGCAGCTTGATTTTTCACCGGTACAATATTACCGTTACGATCTGTTTCCACACCTGTATTTGTTAAACACCATTTGAGAATAGGTGAATTATTATAATTAATCTTTTTCGCTTGCAAATCGGCTCCCATCTGCTGCATAGGAAGGCTTAAAGTTTTAGCTCCTTGAATACATCTAACCATTTTAAAACCATGTTGCTCCATTTCTTCGACCCAATACTTAGCCGAATAGCTGTCATAATAAACCCATAAAGGTGTTATGCCATAATTGTTGAGCATTTCCACAAACCATGCTGTTATATCACCGTAATTTATGCTATTTCCGTTACAAAGACGCAATAGCCTTTGTTCTTCCCATTTATCATAAGGAATCTTATCCATTTGAACTCGTTTTTCAAAGCTGTCACGTGGCAGCCAATACATTTGATGAATAAATCGTTTTTTCGTATCTTTATCTACAAATAAAAGAGTTGCACAAGATAAGTCAGTGGTAACACTTAAATCCGCACCACCGATAGCATAGCAATTTCTAAACTGCTCTATATCAAATATTTCCTCGTTGTTTATATCATCAAATGTAAGCCATGCACTTTTTACAGTATCTCTAATATTAAAATCCTTTGTGAGTAAGCCACTTAGATCACTAGGGTTATTCTTTGCCTTTTCTACTTTGCTTTCAAGGTCATCTAATTTCTTGATTGACCCTAATGCAGGGTTTGCCTTTGGCCATGCGTTGTTATCTGTCCACTCACTCTTATCATCAAGCTCATATAAGATAGGTAGGAATCTATCATCCTCGAATTTCCCATCCACCACATTACAAGCATAGGAATACATATCATCAAATATATTTTCTCTAACTATCCCTGCCGTTGTAATCATAATTAAAATAGGCTGCTGCCGTGCTGATTGGCTTTGTTTCATAACCTCATACAAGTTACGGTCTAAAATTGAATGTAATTCATCAATAATAACCATACTACTGTTAAGCCCATCCAATGTATTACTATTCTTTGCTAACGGCATGAGCTTGGACATAGTAAGGGGGAAATATAGGTCACTCTTACGCTTCTTAATATGCTTGGATAAATCGGGGCTTTGTTTAATCATATTGTGAGTTTCATCAAACAATATACGGGCTTGGTCACGCTTGGAAGCAATGCTATAAACCTCTGCCCCACCTTCTCCATCTGCAATAAACATATAAGCCGCTATACCTGCTAACATAGTTGTTTTCCCGTTTTTTCTCGCTACATAGAATAAACTTTCACGGTAACGTCTAAAACCTGTTTCTCTATCCACAAAGCCAAATAAAGCCGCTATGTATGCCTTTTGAAATAGTTCTAATTCAATCGGCTTGCCAGCCCATTCTCCCTTGCTATGCTTGCAAAAACGCTCTATAAATTCAATAGGTTTATTTGCCTTGTCTTCATCAAAAACATATTTATCTGGGTTTTCTATATCCTCAACTAATCGTTTATATTGCCTACAAACTCGCTTAGAAACCATTACTTCTCCTGCTTCAATTGCATTCCAATACTCTTGTATATAATTCACGTTATCACCTCTTAATAAAGTCAATTAGTTCATCTTCTTTTGGTTTTAAATCTGTTGGAGGTAATAAATCAACTAATTGCTTATACAGAAGACTGTAACGTTGTACAGTTGTGTTATAGGCTTTTAACGCTGGATGTTCCCTTAAAAATTCTTGCCTACCTTGTTTGAACATTGCTGTTGGCCCTTCTTCACTTACTTGGGCTTTTAAGGTATCTAAAGTAGTTTGCATAAAAACAAGTTCATTATATATGCTCTGGGCTATTGGCAAACGATCACTTGGAATCTGCTTTAATATCGTTTTAAGTTTTTTCATATCACTAGAAATTGCTACAATCTTCTTAGAAGTTCTCATATAATCACCTTCATTGTTCTTTTTTTATTGGTTTCATCCCACCCTAAATACGAAAAACCATGGAGAGGAACAAAAAGCCTCCTCCTCGGTCCTCTAGCCATGCCTTTTTCTTAAATTAATAGGGGGATGTTTTACTTTTGAATCAAATTTCCTTTGCTATCGAATACTAATCCATTTGCACATATCTCACCGCTATGATGTTCTTGGTTATGGCACGTTTGGCATAATGCCTCTAAATTGTCCCAATTTAACGTTATGTTGGGATTATGAATGTTTTGCGGTGTAATATATTGCTTGTGATGACATATAACGGCTATATCACCGCATCTTTCACATAAATAGTGCTTACTTTGCATGAATCCATCCTTACATTTACGCCATGTTGCACTGTTATAAAAAGATTTTGCATAATCCTTAGCCATTTTTCATATTCCTACCTAATACAGTCAATGCCGTTAATAGATTATCGATTGTTCGCTTTAATCGTTCACTATCTTGATTTTGTGGATCATACCACAACTGTAAGAGAAACTTTGTCACTGTTTGTGCTAATGGATGTACTGATGTATCATCTATCCATGTTCTACCTGTTGTCACCTCAAGATAAGACGGAATAGACTCCAATAAAGGAATGATGATTACATCATTGTCTTCACCATCTACCCTTAGTGCATCCCTTGCCTCTTCTATGGTAATTAACAATATTACTCACTCCTTTTATAAAAGGGATATCAGCGTTATACTGATACCCCTTCACACTTAGTTTGCTTATGCTTGCTTTTTAGATAGTTTAATAAATGCTTCTGGTACAAGTGGCTTTGTATCTGCAATTGCCATTGCTCGGTAATCAACTAATCCACTCTTAAAGCTTGATTCTCTTGATGTTTCAATCATTACACCTTGTGGCATGTTGTAACCCATGTACTGGAAGTTTCCTAGAATAATAGTGTCATCCTCGATATTGTCATCAATTACTACTTCTTTACCCAGAATATATCCAATGCTTTCATTCTTTGGGTCCGCAATAAAGATAGGTCGTCCATTTGCATCCACAAGGCTATATACTTCGTTGTATAGTGTAGTGTTACTCATAGCCCATTTTGCCCCTGCTGCATATCCTCGCTTAAGCATAGCCAATGCTTTTGTAAAGTCTGTATACTTACCTGTATTTTCAAAGCTGTTTGTATTATTCCATGTAACACCAGTTACTAGACCTGTACCTTGACCACTTCCAGTACCATTCACTAAAGCATCTGCAATAGCTTCCATTACACAATTAGTAAGTTCATCAGTCATATACGCTTCAAATGCTTGGATAGACATTTTCTTAGCTGCAGCACTGATTGAGAATACTTTAATGATCTCATAGCCTTTAAATGATACAGTTGCTGTTGAAACATTTTCACTTTCTACTTGTGCCCCTTCTACATGCCATTTTGCCTTACTAGAAGGTGTTCCAATTGGTACGCTAATATTAGTTGGGATATTAAAATTACGGCAATGCGAGATCAATCCGCCCATTGTACGTGCTTTCTTAATAACCTCATTTAACGTAGTTGTAGGTAATACAGCCGCGCTATTTGTTGTTGTGTTAAATGCATCCGCTCGGTGTTCCGCTTCTTGAATTTCCATCGCTCGGTTAAATGTTCTTGTTTCAATATCTGTAAGCTTTTGCCCTAGCATTGTTTTATAGAATGCACTGCGGTATTCTGCGCTACCAAAAATATTTTCTGTTGGTACTTGTTGCCCCTGGTTAAAGTTCATTCCAGTAATCGGATTGAATTGGCTACGTTGTGCCGTTCCTTCGTTTGCTGGTGGTGTTTGAGTTTGACTCTGTTGTGCTTGTTTTTCTTTACTGTTATTCATCGCTTGTTGCAACCCTTCAATCTCAATATTGATAGATGTAATATCTGCATTTGGATCAGTATCCACTGTTCCTTTAATTTGTGCTGCTCTTGTTTCCATTTCTGCTAAAGAATGATTACGATAAAAGTTAAATGCCTCTGCTACTGTAGTGAATTTCATATTCTTACACTCTCCTCATTAGTAATTGATTAATTTTTATTTTTAATGCTTGTCTTTCTGTTGATTTCAACATTTGCCATGAGCTTTCAATCGCTGCCCTTGCCTCCACACTCGTTTGAGGATATGCAGGAAATGGGCAAATACTAAACTCATAGACTTTTTCAATTTTTGTTATTGTCCTAATGTTTGTCTTTGCATCAAATTGGCTGCCGCCTTTTGGTACTTTGAAAGCAAATGACATTCCCGATAGGTCTTGACGTCTTACTGCCGTATAAACGCTTTTTCCTTCCTCGGTTTCTGGTAATTCTGCCCTCATTGTTAATCCTGCCGAATCTAACGCGAAGGACATTGTTTTTGGTGTTCTTGCTAAAGGGATCTTACTCATATCATGGTTATACAGTAAGCGAATATCCGATAAATCAGCTTTATCTAATGCGCCCCTTTTAATAATCTCGATATATTCCCCAAATGGTGCTTTTATGGTTGTAGGCTGATCGTACACAATCGGTCTACCATTTAGAATAAGGCTGCTGTCACCTGCCGGCTCGGCTGCTCTTAGTTCTGCTACTCTCAATTCTTTCATTGGTTATTACCCCCTTGTTCTTTAAGTTGATATTGATCGGCTTTTGCTGCATTAACTACATTCAATGTTTGTAGTCGCTTGTCACCGTCCTCAACTGGTGGTAGGTTTAAAATTTCTAATGCTTGATTTATTGTGAATAAGCCTAACGGCATTAATTCCTTAATGATGTTTGTTTTTGTTTCATTACTAGCAAACTGCAACCTATTCGCTTCAAAAATAATAGAATTCCCAAAGGACTGCTCACGCTCTGTGAAAAGCTTGTCCGTCAATTCTAAAGAGAATTGAATTGCTAAAGGCTCTAATACACTTTCATAAAACGCCGCCCAGTCTTCCTCTGAATAAGTGCTATTCACAATGGATTCACTAATACCCAAATACTCATAGATTTTCTTTTTCACCGCTTCAAGCTGCTTATCATCAATAGTTGTCGGCTTTGTTTCTAGTGGGATATAGTCATATTTATTGTCTATTGCTGCGATTCCACCATTGTTGCCAATGGATAAGTAATCATTGGTGAAAGCTTCTTTTTCTTCTTTTAGCTTCTCAGGTGATAAAACTTGATTGTATTTCAAGATACCTCTAATAGTTGCATTGGATTTTATTGCATTGCTCAATCCTTCATTTTGCGTATGCGCCAAATCTAACGCTGGCAAAATAGCTGTATTGGTATCACCTAATAGATCATTAGAATTAAAGAAACGTCTTACTATAAATACCTCTGAAAAATGCAATGTGACTTGTTGACCATTCGCAAATAAGAAACGACAATACATTTCACCTGTTAGATCGGTGAGGTATTCCACACTTTGAGGTGACAATGGATATATAGCAACTAAATTACCTTTATCGTCCCTTTCTAAGTAAGCAAAAGCATTATTGTAAAGATAGTAATGAGTAACCAACTTATAAATAAGATCATATGCCGTCATATAAGGGTTCGGTCTTACTTGTAAAATCCGATTTAAATTATAATCACCCTTTTTACGACGTTCTGATGATGTCATTACATGCGTTCCTTTTAGCTTTGCTGCATTTCTTGCTATGCTATCCACAGCAGCCCTGTATATATCACTTTCATAAGCATTGCCACTAAAAGGTGTAAATATTGCAGCCCCACCGCTCATAACATCAGCTCTTTCTGTTTTCTGCGGTTCTTTTTTACGACTAAAAATTTTATTGAAAAAACTAGCCATTTCCTCACCCCCTTTCATCTTTTCTTTTTACCTGTTTCATTTCATTCATGGTTTTTCTACCATCCTAGCAACCTCTTTACCCGATAGTTTCATCTTCTTAAGGACATAACCTGTACGAATATAAGGACTTTCTTCCTCAAAACAATGTGAATCCCTGTGTCCTTCACCTGTTCCATGATGATGGAACTTTCTACAGTATTGACACCATGTACTAAGATTCCCTTTTTCATCACGTTCAATTGCTAATACGATTGGAACTTTTTTAATTGCCATTTTCTCTACCCCCACTTTTTTTGTTGCTGGTTTTAGAAACCACGGCAACCCATTCAGCAACCTTGTTCATCCCTAATGGCTCTAAGGCTTGTACATGTTTCGTTGCTGGTTGCTGGTTACCATATCCCCGTTCGTGCATTTATCCCACAATTGATTAAATAAATATATTTATTATCTACATAAATACATTTTTAATTTAATACATCTATAAACTAGCAACCCGAACACTCCAAACCATTATGACTCTAAGGTTTATACTGGTTGCTGAAAGGTTGCTGATTACGCAACACGAACAGCTCAACCTCTTATGGCTCTAAGGTTCATACTGGTTGCTAATAAGTTGCTGGTTTTGACTTAAACCCCTTCACTGTTTTCGATGTGCCGTTTATTTTCACTTTTTTGTCTTTCCACTCCATACCGTACTTAGTACAAACAGCATCTTTGAATTGTTTTTGCCCTAATGGATACTGAACATGGTTATCTTTGCACCACTCGTCATATGCCTTTAGAGCGTCCGTCCCTCTAACTTCTTCAAAAAACTGCTTATCATATTCAAAAAAGAAGTCAGCAAGTGGATCATTGTATTCCATAAAGTTCTGTTTCGCTTCCTCCGCCTTCTCGTTGTACGTTAGGATATCGGCCGTGCGTTGCTTCATGTCCTTTATTGCATCTACAGCCAATTTCAAGACGTATTCCTTTGCACTTACTGTTTCAAGTTGTTTCATGCTTTCCATTTCGGATATACGGTCTGGGTCATTCATAAAATTATGATCAAAGGGTAAAATATGCAGTCGTTTATTAATCTGATTGCCGTGTTCTCTGAAATTAGGATAGTGATTACTAGCTGTAATACATACCGTGTTCATTTGTACTGTTTGACTGCTCTTTCCCTTGAATTCGATGTCGACATACCCACCTGTAATGATAGTCTTTAATGTTCCACTATCACGTATTACCTCATCAGGTTGATCGTCTACGATATTTGCCAATTTCCCATAAATACTACTACCTGCAAAAGCATTTTCCGCCAATTTCTGCGGACTTATCGCTGATATATTATCCCCAGAATTGAACGTCTTCTGTATCATATATAAAACGGTGGATTTCCCATTATGGGCACTACGTCCATATAAATAAAACATTTTCGGAACCAACAAGGTTGGATACAAAACTGCTCCAAACATTTCATGAATGTTTTTGATAGTAGGTAGATGTCCATCAGATACTTTCATCAGCGTTTTTTCAACAAATGAATCAAACGCCTTTGAATTATATTTCGTTGGTATCTTTTTGGTTACGAATACATCTGGTGTAAACTCTTTAAATTGCATACTATCAAGATGCAATAAACCATTTTCTACTGCTATATAATTCTTGGATTCTTCATTTACTACTGGTGACATATCCATAATGTATTCTTGTACTTCACGCACTTGATTTCTTTTTAATATCTCTGCATCACGAACAAGCGAACGTAACTTTCTGCACGTTTTATCAATTTCATATATTCCAGTAGCTTTGTTGTAAACATAGATATCACCATCTTCATTTGGAAAACGTACAATTTTATTTTCCTGTAAAATGTACTCGACCATGATATGATGTAAAAAACTCGTTCTTCCGTTATTTTCGCTCCACCAGGAGCCTTTTTTTATACCCATTGTTTCACCTTGTTCATTGTTTCGATTGTAATCGGGACTATGGTTATAATCAGAAACACAACTGTGGGTAGATTCAATTGCCTTTTCAATTGTCATTTGTCCATATGTACGACCATCAGAAGAATGTGGCTTGTCCCATTTATCACGAATTAATGAAGACTCTCTAAACATCGAATCCATCTTTGCAGCATCTTTATCTGTCCAGAATGCAAGGTGATTGGCTAGAGCCATATCTGTGGAAGAATGGTCACCATTTATAAGCACCCCACAAAATAAATCTTTAATATCCCTACCATTCTTACTATTAAACATTCGTTCCCATAGTTCCGAATCAGAGAGAGTGCTTATGTTACTTTTCTTTGAAGCATAAGGCACCTTTGATGCTACAGGTACTTCTTTCTTTTCTATATATTTTTGAAATATATCTTTTAATTTTTCAGTTGATTCTTCCACAGGGAGATTATTTATGCCGTTTCCAGTAAAGGTAAAATAGCGACCATGCCGATATATCTCAAGACCAATAGCAGGATTTTTTTTGCCTGTACCCGGGCCTCTTAATGGCAATTTTCCTTTTGCTATAATATGAATACCTTCACCACTTGGAGAGTATTCTGTATAACTCGGAACGATATTCATAATATCCTCTGCTAAATTTGTAAACTTGCCTTCCTGAACACAATGATCTATATCAATCCCAATGAACGGGTCGTCTTTCGAAAACATGAATCCAATTCCGTTATATCCACCTTGCTGATATACTTCCACAACTGCTTCAAAAGTAGCCCAAGTGTTACGATTATTCGCCTGTGCCATTTTGCTGTTTACCTGATATGGAACCTTTGTTGGTTTACCATCTCTTTTTTCTTTACGCCAAAGCACCCACTGGGGTAAGTTTCTCAATTCTATTGGTATATTATTAAAGTTATCGAGCATAGATTTCACCTCCTATTGCTCTTCCAGAAACTTGATGCTAAAATATAAGTAGATAAATAATTGTTCTTGAAGATATATGAATTCGCAGTTCATATATCTTTTTTTATTTTCTTTTTTCACTTTGTTTCACAACCTCTTTGAATAATCCATCTTTAATTTCATCTACTTTTTCATATTCTTTATTTAAATCGCCGATAGTATGGTTTAATAAACGCCAATACACTCTTAGCTTTCTATGAAATCCACGAAAACAATAAATTTCCTCACCTTTGTATACCGCTGTATCCATATCCTCTACTAAGCGTGCTAAAAGAACTTCTATATCTGTTAGAGTCGCAACGCTTACTCCCAGCGATCCTAATTCACCATCAAGTTCATGAGCAAAATTTTTTAAATTTGGTTGTTCATTTACTGTTAACTGATCCATATTTTTCTCTCCTTTTATGTAATCTGAAAAATGATGATATTTCCTAATTCTTATTTTTATAAAGCTTTATATCGTTATTAGTAGCATTCATATTTGAAGTCATATCATCCAAAAATTCATCTACTTCATTTTTCTTAAATAAATATTTGGTCCCGACTTTGTAGTATCGTAATCCATTTTTGACTAACCGCTCTTCAATGGTCGGTTTGCTAATGTTTAGATACTCGGACAACTCTTTATAAGTCATGAAGTATTTTTGTGCAGCTAATTCCTCAACTTTTTCATTAATTGCTTTTTCCAGCATAGTATTAACGGTCTTTTCATCAATCTGAACATTTAACAATTTAGATCACCCTCTATGAAACTTTATGACACATTTTATGTAAAAAAAATTTCGTCAATAGTTATTTTAGATAGACCTTTTTCCCTAATTAAATCTCTTAAAATTACTTTTTCTCTATCTTTATACGCTGTAACACCTTTTTCTTTTCTTCTTAAAGCCTGAACAGATATTCCGAAAAGTTCCGCTAATTCCTTCTGTGTTAAACCAATCAATTTTCTATAACCTTCAGGTTTTATTTTCAAGATTCCCCCTCCTTCCAACTAAATGAAACTTTATGACACCTCAATAGTAACAGTCCTTTTTCCATTAGTCAACAATAAAATGACACTTTATGAAACTTGATGTTTCTTTTTTTATTTAGGTATATTATAATTTGTTTCAAGAGGTGAAACTAAATGGACATAGATAAAAAAGCAGTAGGCATGAGGATTGCTGAAATAAGAAGAGATAAAGGATTGACATTAGAAGAATTCGGTAAGCTTGTTGATAATGCTGGAAAAAGCATTGTTTCAAAGTGGGAAAAAGGGAGCACATTACCAAATAATAAAAGAATAAAAATAATTTCTGAAATAGGCGATATAACAATTGATGATCTACTATATGGAAATATGGAAAATTTCATTTTTAATAACTTAGAAAAACTTTTTCCTGATGGAGAAAAATTTCTTCCGTCCATTATACCTGCTCTAGAAATTCGTAAATTAGCCCATGAGTTAGAGCAAAATAACATAAAGATTTCAAATATAGAAGAAGTTAAAAAAACTATTAATAGCAAAATTCCTCAATGGAAAGTTGATTTTCAAAAGGAAGTAAACAACTATTTAAAATTAATTTCAAATCATAAAGATTTAAAGAAACAAGTTTATGAAATTATACAATCAGAAACATCATCACTTGAAAAGTTAAGTTTAGTAGATAAGGTGTTTGAAAATGCAAAACATTTTTCCTTTGAAGATAAAATAAAACTATTTCGTAGTATTCAGGATATTGTGAGCGTTTTGGAGACATTAGTTAATAATGAGTTTCGCTATACAGATACTTTTGCTTTTCCAATAGAAGAAGAAGCATTCATTAAGAATGTTGGAAACTTAAATGTCAATCTGGAAAATATAAAACAAAAACAACACCTGTATTACAAAATGAAAAATTCTCCTTTCCCTTCTAAAGAAAATCACTTTGAAATTTTAGTTCGTGTGAATAACAACAACAAATGTGATTTATTAACAAAAAACTGTGACTTGTTAATACATTATTTCCCTGAATTTAAACAGGATTTTCTAAACAAATATTTCAAAGAAACGCATATCAGTATTGTTTATAAAGATGATTTATATTTTGGTTTTTTAGATTCAACTTTAACTTTTAAAACAACAATTAATTCCGAGATTTTTGAAATAAACTTAAAGGATAATTTTAAATCCTGCTATATCTTGCCTACTTCGGCAATTTTTTATTAAAATAATAAACCCAATAAAAAAAGGTGATCTCATGGCATACATCTATAAAAAGGGAAAAAAGTGGGCATTTCGCGCATATATGGGCACAGACTCTGTAACTGGGAAGGAAATAAAAAAGAGTAAATCTGGGTTTTTAACTCAAAAAGATGCAAAACTTGCAGCCGCTTTATTCGAAAGACAATTTCATAATGGGGAATATATCGAACCATTAAAAATAACCTTTGAAACAATGTGTAAGGATTGGTTAAAGCATTATGAATCTCAAGGGGCAAAAGTAAGCAGCATAAGAGCAAGAAAAATTGCTTTAGATCGTGTTATCGATGATTTTGGACAAATACCTATTCAAAAAATCACTAAAAAGGCATACCAAGACACAATAGATAAGTTAGCAAATACTTTCAGTTCCAACTATATTTCAAGTATTCATTCATCTACTAACATGGTTTTTGTGTATGCTCAAGAAAATAAATTGATTAAGGATATACCAACTAAAGGAATTAAACTACCTAAGAAAAAGAAAACTGTCTCTGATCTTGAACAAGGTAATGAAATTCATGAAAAGTTTCTTGAAAAAGAAGAATTAGAGGAATTTCTAACGGTTACTAAAAATGACGGATTAGAAGGTGACCTATTAGCCTTTACTATGCTAGCGTATACCGGCTTACGAATAGGTGAAATGATCGCTTTAAAATGGTCTGATATTGATTTTGACGAACATACACTAAGAGTTATAAAAACTTACTACAATCCAACAAACAACAAGTCAAAATATACATTACTGACACCAAAAACGGAGGGTTCCATTCGCACTCTAACAATTGACCCTCTTTTAGTCGATATGCTAACACAGCACAAACAAGAACAAGAAAAAATAATAAAAGATAACAAACCTTTTTATAAAGACAATGATTTTATTTTTTCAACCAATGAAGGTTATCCTAAGACAATTAAGCATTTATCAATTAGAATGCAGCGATTACTTAAGAAAACATCTATACAAAAACAAGTAACACCTCATTCATTTAGACATACTCATACCTCTTTGTTAATTGAAGCAAATGTACACATAAAAGAGATACAGGAACGACTTGGACACTCCGATATTAATACAACAATGGACATATATGCACACATGACAAAGAACATAAAAAAAGAGGCTTCCAATAAGTTTAGTAACTTAATGAAAGACCTCTCTAAAAATCTTATTGACTAA